TTCTCCATCAGTTGTTTTACAAATGGTACACGTGAGTGATAAGTATTAAATAATTCTGCAGCTTTGTCTTTTGTTACACCCAACTCTGCCTGTAGTTTAGCTTTACCCATACCATAGAAAAGACCCAAATTGATCACCTTAGCCTGTGATCTAGGTATGTCAGCCATATCTGCTACGGTCTGGTGAAAGTCCGAACTAGAGTCATTGCTATATGCATCAACAACATCGTAAACAGAAGGCAGTTTATACAAAGAAGCATAATGCACCACCAACCTCGGTTCTTGTTGAGAATAGTCAAAACAACCCCATGTATGGCCTTCCTCGGGTATAAATAATGATCTTATCTTAGGACCAAGATCTTTGTTTCTAGCTGGTATCTGTTGCAGGTTTGGATTCTGGTAGGAAAACCTACCAGTAACCGTGCCACCCCCAGCATTACGTAATTGATTAATCTCTGCATGTATTCTGCCGTTATGTTCATAACGTAAAATAGAATCTAAAAAAGTTGTGTGTGCTTTGTTAATCTCTCTTGCCTGTGCTATCATTTTAACAACAGGGTGCTCGTGTTCTTGTAAAAAGTTTTTTGTAAAAGATGGTGCACCTGTTTTTTCTGTTGTTGGATATTGTAATCGCAACATATCAAATACGTTTGCAATAGATCTAGCTGCCCAGATCTGCGTATCAATATTAGTTTCACCTTTTATCTTGTGTAATAATTCTTTTTCTTGTGCTACAAATTCTTTTTTCATTTGATGTGCACGCTCTGTATCTACACGTACACCTTTGAATCTCATGTCAACCAGGCATGGAAACAAATCAGATTCTAAATCAAATATGTCCTCTA